TGTATTACTTACCGTAACCGCATATAACTTACCAAGTTTAGTTTTTACTTTTCCTGTCCCCAATCCATGCTTTTTTGCTGTTTTGGGATTAAATATGTCTACATTAAATATCTTTCCTATGGATTCACCTAATCCAGTTGCATCAGAAGTAACATCTACATTTTTCATCGGGTCTGATTTTGGATGCCCTTTTTCATATGTAGGTGGATCTATTAAATCACCAGGACGTAATCCAAGTGGCCAAGTACCGTGTCTTGGTGCATGAGTAAATGCATTTAAAGATGTAAATAAACCTACTGGATTATAAATTTTAGTATGTTCTGAAGCATTCATAATTTGTAATGCTTGTTGTTTAATATGAAATCTTATTCCGGCGGCAGAATCAAACCATTTTGACCATCTAGCTAAATCTTCAGCCGTTTTCAATCCAACCAATTTAACATTACCAAATCCATCATTAAATCTATGAGTATCTAAATAATCTTGACTTGGTTGTTTTACATCATTACTTCCTCTATTCATACCTGCTAATTTTGAAAAATCTACTGATACGTTTGTTGAGGTGACCTCAGTAACACGAGTAGGTGGTGTGGGCAAATTACTTGTATTACTCGGTTGTGAACGAGATTTCTCAACTTTTCTATAGTTGAAACTTGATAAGTCTGTTTTTGTTTTATTTACTATTGACATTATTACAGTCCGTTTTTAAGTGTGTTGGATATTGTTGCAGTATTTGTTACAATATCTCTTTGTTGTTCTAATGATTTTTCCCAACTCTTAGCTGTTTTTTGTGCTTCTTTTGAGAGTGGATTTAGGGCTGATAGTGCTGAAGTTAACTCTTTCGTTACAGATATATTTGTTTTCTGAAGTTTTTCTTGTTTTTGGTCTACAGTCATCTCTAAAGGTCTACCATTTATCAATCGAGTTAATTCACCAACCTCAACACCAATTGATTCTGCCAATGCTTCTCTTTCTAATGCATTCATTCTTGTAAATTCTGCCATACCACCTAATTGTTTAACAATCTCATTTGTGGCACCAACTATATCATTATCAAGAGCCAACATTCTAGCCTTATCATAATTCAAATTTTTACCAGTCATCAATGAAGCCTTCATCTGAGCAGCAATAGAAGTTTCAAAATCTAATAAACCTTTGGCCATTTTTGTTGTTGTTGCAATAGACAAACCCATCTGTCTTGCTTGTATTGCAGCCATCTCAAAATTAGCAGTACCTTCTTTTGACCACATTGCCATATCTTCAGTTGAATCTGCCATATCCGCTATAAGCATTCCCTCATCTACTAAGTTTGCTTTGGCTAATGCTCTAAGTGAGTTTGTAAATTCAGTTCCAGACTTGAAAGACATATTATTTATATCTGAATACATCTTAGCTACTTTAGCAACACTTTCTTCAGTTGCTCCTGACAATGCTGACAGAGTACTTACGGCTACAAGAGTTTTTTTATTTATCTCTGAAATTCCACCTGTGGCACCCTGTATAGCCGATGCTGCTACTCCAAAATCTTTACCCAGACCCTTTAACATAGCACCTGCTCCACTAAAAGTTGCTTTAGTTATATGATAGCCTATACCTGCAGCATTCTTCAATCCAATACCCATCTCTTTTGATAAATCTTTTGTTAAGTTTACGGCTTTGAAAAGTGCCGCACCCGCAGCTATAATTGTTCCAGCAAGTAACAGCCAGACATTCTTTCTAGCTGCTGCATTAAATTTCAACATCTGTTTATACATACCCTTTAGTGCTGAAACACTCATACCCATTGTACCTAAAGCTGTATCAAGTAATTGATTTTTAACCTGTACCGCATTTGCCGAATGGGCAGTTAACTCATGCTCTTCTTGTACAAGCTTCAATCTTTTCTCTAAAATTGCTGCTTCATCTCCATCTAATTCAAGAACTTGTTCCTTTAAACTCAAAATATCATCCATAACATCTTCAGCATCATAGTTTAAAAGTCCCTTTTCAGTCATACTATTGAGAATTTCTTTTTCTTTTTCTTCAATATGTGTTAATATACCTAATGAATCACCATCACCTTCTGCTGCAATTTTAGTTGCCGCTGCAATTGTTTCCTTTGCACCTTTTTCTCTGTCGTTCAATTGAACTGTTTCTCTTAAACCACTAAGAGCTTTACTAATTAACTTATTTCTTGTTTTAGCAGCACTATTAACTTTAGTTTCTGTGTTTGACTTTTCTTTTAATACTTCAAGTTCTTCTTTATTAATTTCTAATTGAATCTTAGCATCTTGTTTGCGGTGCGCACCTTTTTTATTGATAATTTCTTCTAATGAAATTTGATCTTTTTTTAACTGATTTATTCGTTCCTGAGTTTTACTATCAGCCATCGATTACCTTAGTTTAATGAATTTTTATATTGAAATGGATTATAAGGGTTTTTACCAGGTTTTCTTACCTATTCTATCCCAAGAGTCCTCTAACGAATCTAAAGATTTCATAAAGTCAACTAACTCTCTTTTAAACTTTGGATCATTCACTACTTTTTTAGCATTTTTCATCTTCAGTTTTCGAACTCGTTTCTCGACATTTTTCATAAATCTGTCAAGAATTCCCTCAGTTAATTTTACTTTTGTCACTTATAATCTCCAATTAAATAGATTGATTTATCTTGATAATAAATATAAGAAAAGTTGATTTTAATTATCTTCTCCTGTTGGGTGTTCTAGCCTTTTCAATTTCAGAACTTTCTTTTTCTTTAATCTCAACAAGTTTACTCATATAATATCTTCTCCAATGAACGGGCATATGATAAACATCATTGAAACTAAATCCATTACTATAATGACACAATGAAAATATCTCATCATGTACACCTTGTTTATACTTAGATGTCAGGCCAAAAAAACGTAACCCCTATTGGTATATCAACCATGTGGGGCTCTCCTATTCCGCTAACATAAGGTGAAGTCATATTAATATCTGGAGTAATTGATTTTATATAAGTTCTGAATGATTTAGTATCTAAAGCAAGAAATTCATTATCAACAAAATTATTTATTGTTTTTTGTGAAGTATCCCCATCTACTGAAATAATTTGATGTTTAAACCGAGTAGTTAATGTTGGATCTACTCCAGTAACTTTAGATATTGATTCTAAAGATTTAACAGTTTTCTCTATTTCTTTTTCATCTTTATGTGTAATTAGTTTAAATTCAATTACTCGTTTAGAATTTGGTAATTCAAATGAAAATTTATTTTCTCCAGTTTCGAAAGTAGAATAATCTATTTCACGAAACCCTAATGTTGTTAAATCAACCGTATGTTCTTTTTCAAGTCCTGAATCAGGATCGTCAATCTGTACGGTATAATCCTTACCATATCCCAGTATTCTAGCACCTAACATTATAGCATTTTTATCACCAATTAGTAAATCATCAAGTTTAATCGTTTTATCTGGAATAATTGCCTCAAACAACTTATCCAAAACAATACCTTGTTTGATTAGATTTTGGGAAGTCAAAATATCTTCCTCTTTTGCTGTCATGTATTTTATTTCTATTGTACCACTTGAAAGTGGATTTTCTTTTGGATATAGTAATCCTTTAGAAGGCAAATCTAATACCTCTGTAGGAAAATCGTATTGATTTTCAGCCATATTTATCTCCTTTGAGTTTTATTTGGAGTTCATAACCATTTAATATTATAACCTTTGGAACAGTTTATTTACTTGGTGAGAATTTGTCCTTGATTGGTTTAAGAATCATATCAAATATGATATCATCATATTTAGTCGGGGTCATTTTTACGATTTTTTCTAAAGCGTAAATAACCACTAAAACATATTCCCAATTTGCTGCTATCCATTCACTCATAATATTTCTCCTATAGTTTTAGAACGACAATACTGCGTAATCGTAACGTAGTGTTAGATTAATATCAGCAACATCAGTTCCATTTGCAAAATCTAAATCATTAAAATTAGCGGTCTGAATAAATGCACCATGCAATACCCATTCCTCTACTTTATCACCGACAGGACCCAATAGATTAAATCTAATTTCTTTCTTATAGAAATCAGAATATCCATCACGACCAGTTACAGATTCATGGTGTAATCTTACCCATTCCATAACGGCTTGTGCACCACTTGGTACAATTGGATCATAAAGTGTGAGTTCCAATGGCTCCCATACACCTTTTCCTTTTATCCATCGTTTTACATTAATATGATTTAATTCAACTTCTTCAAAAGTTATTTGTGGACGATTAGCCGTCTTTACAAAATATGAAGGTATATCTTCAATATACATAATGAACCTATTTTTAGTTTTAGGTTCAAACGGGGTAAAAAAGATTTCGTCTTGATTCAGAATCTCGGCCATTTTCATTCTCCTGTTATGCCGTTCAAATACTATTACATATATAAATATCACTTTATCAAAAAAAAGTGATACTCTATTATATTGTTTTTTGAAGTTTTATTGAAGTTTTTTTTAAAAAGAAAAACCCCAACCGAAATTGGGGCTTTTCATTATACGTTAGTATTTGTTATAAGTCAAACTTATTCAGGGAACGCTGCTCCTGTAGGTTGTATGATAAAATCTAATACAATGAACTCTGCAGTTCTTGTAGGTTGAATAAATATCTGTCCAACCAATTGATTTCTATCTACAATATCAGGTGTGTTATTACTATCGTCCATCACTACTTTGAATGCACTTAAACCACTATTAGCTTGTACGGAATTCAAAAATGGATTCACAATACCCAAGAAACGATTTCTTGTTGCTGCTGTGTTTTGTTCAAATACCAAGTACTTTGAAGAACTTGCAATAAACTTACGAAGTCTGATTAACAATCTTCGTACATTGATTCTATCAAGTGCTGATGGTTTCCCTTGTAATGTTTTCTGTCCAAATACCACTACACCTTGTTGTGGGAATGATGCAATTGGATTAACACGACCTTCATACAAATCATCTCGTTCTTTGTGTGTTAGTCTTGTTTTTGCTTCAATTACACTTCCTAATCCACCACGATTCAGACCAGCTGGTGCGAACCATTCGTGAGCTACGGTATCTGTATTAGCTATGACACCAGGTATCACTACTGATGGCGGAACCCAAACAGGTTTTTCTAAATCAGGATCGAGTATTTTAACCCAGGGATAATAAGTACCTGCGTAATTCGTATCTAATCCCTTAACATCACTTACTGCATTTGTTATTGAACGACCCCATCTTGAACCATCCATAACATAGAAAGCGTCTGCTCTATCTTCCATCTTAGTTATAGCGTGA